CAGGCGAAGTCCTGCAACTGAACTGTCCGTTGGACGGAGAGTATAGAGTTGGTAATAGTTGGGCAGATACCCACTAGCACAATTCTATTTTTTGTGGTATAATATTATGGTAAGTTTAACTAGCAGGAGAATGCTATATGTCTGACCAAGCACCCAACGTAATGGTTAACTGTGAACTGTTCTGGCCTAACCTGACTCACAAGAATGAGTTAGCAGGTAAGTACACGGTTGATCTTGCTAATCTATCTGACGCTGCTGTGACTGCGTTGGAGGATCTGGGATTAAACATCAACAACAAGGGGGATGACCGTGGAAACTACATCACCTGCAAATCTAACAACAAGTACCGAGCCTTCAACCCTGACGGATCAGAGTTGCTCATCAAAGGACGAACACCACGCGATGAGATGGATGACCCAGAATCAGGAGTCACTGTGGGTAATGGTTCCAAAGCTCGATGTCTCATCGGGTACTACGATTGGGAATACCTCAAGAAGAAAGGTCGTAGTGCCACGCTCAAGCGTCTTGTAGTTAGTGACGTTGTTGAGTATGCACCTGAGATCGAAGAGATGGAAGCTCTGTGATACTGATTGACGGTGATATGCTGGTGTACCGTGTAGGGTTTGCCTGTGACGAAGAGAGTGAAGACGTTGCAACACAAACCCTAGACAACTACCTGTCCGAAATGGTCGTGGATTTGTCTGAACACTACACATCCAGCATAGTGTACTTAACGGGTAAGGGTAACTTCAGGGACGAGGTTGCCACTACCCAACCCTACAAAGGTAACCGTGATAACAAGCGAGTACCAGTACACAAGAATCTGTTACGTGACTACATGGTAACTGAGTGGAACGCACAGGTTGTCAACGGCATGGAAGCTGACGATGCTATTGCAATCAAGGCAACTGAGCTAGACCACGATGTTATCATCTGTTCACTAGATAAGGACTTCAAGCAGATCCCTTGTCGTATGTATGACTACACCAAGAAAAACTTAAATGCATTTAACTCTGATGACGCTATGCGGTGGCTGTACAAGCAGGCGTTGATGGGTGATCGTGTAGACAACATACCGGGTATCTATGGTATCGGCCCTAAGAAAGCTGACAAGATCATTGACCCGTGTATAACAGAGTGGGAGTGTTACAGTACTTGTCTTACTCACTATTGGGACAACGAACTGGATGAGGACAGGCTACTAGAAAGCTTACAACTTCTGTACCTGTTGCGTTCACCTGATGATAAGTATGAGAAGCCATCGGAGATTTAGTTATGGGTAACAGAATGAGACAGCCTTACAGCCTTCATCTTAAAAATTACCACGAGTTTTCTTGGGTGGTCGCTGCGCTAAACTTTTTTGTAACTTACGGGGACACCGATCTAGGGGACTGTTACTACAATAAAGAAGAATGTAAAAAGATGTTCGATAGACTTCAAGAAGAATTTTTAGAATACTATTGGAAAGTCTGTAAACAAAAAGATTATGATGGAAAAGAGTACTGCGCTTTCGAAGATAATTATGGGGCTGATCCCGGTGAAGACTTTATGTGTTACTACTATGACAAAGAAGAAGCTAAAGAACGTGCAAAATCTTGGAACTTTTGTAACACAACGAGTGACGCTAACTCCGCAAGAATAACCATGTCAATAGTTGGATATATTTTGGACGAGTATTTGTTCGAAATGAAATTAGCAAACGAAGCTTGTCGAAGAAAGTTAACGTCAGACGAAAGAGCAAGCGTTGTTGATCATTATTACGACGAATTTAAAAAGTGGGTAAAATCAGAAGAAGGACAAGAGTGGTTAAACTCTGATGAAGTATGATTCCAAGTTTGAGAAAGCAGCCCATGAGGTTATGCAGGGCTGTGAGTATCACCCAGAACAACGTATCTTTTATCTTGTTCCTAAACACTACGAGCCTGACTTTGTTTACACGCACCGTGGCAAGACTGTTTATATAGAGGCAAAGGGCAGGTTCCGTACATCTGAGGAGGCGCGTAAGTATGTCATCATTGCGGAGACACTTAGCTGGACGGAGGAGTTGGTATTTCTCTTCCAGAAACCAAACACCCCAATGCCGGGATCACGAAGAAGAAAAGATGGTACACGCTACACAATGGAAGAGTGGGCAGAGAAGCATGGATTCCGTTGGTACACTCTTGACACAATACCTACAGGATGGAGAAGATGAGACACCTAATAATACCTGACACTCAGATCAAACCAGAGCATCCTATTGACCATATGCTGTGGGCAGGACGCTATGCTGCGGCTATCAAACCTAACACTATCATTCATCTGGGAGATCACTGGGACTTCCCATCGTTGTCATCGTATGACGTTGGTAAGAAGTCGTTTGAAGGTAGACGTTACTCTGCTGATGTTGAAGCAGGCAACGAAGCTATGCAGGTGTTCATGGACTGTATCAGGGCAGAGCAGGCACGTATGCGTAGGATGAAGAAGAAGGTGTGGAAGCCTCGCCTTATCTTTACCCTTGGTAATCACGAGCAACGGATTGAACGTGCGGTAGAGAACGATGCCAAGCTAGAAGGACTAATGAGTTATGAGGATCTTAATCTCAGAGGTTGGGAAGTATATCCGTATCTTCAGCCAGTTATTGTGGACGGTATTGCTTATTGCCACTTTTTCACTAGCGGTGTCATGGGCAGGCCAGTTACTAATGCAAAGCTACTGCTCCAAAAGAAACATATGTCTTGCGTCATGGGACACGTACAAGACAGAGACATTGCCTTTGACAGAAACGCCGCAGGAAAAAGAATGACAGCCTTGTTTGCTGGTATCTATTATCAGCACGACGAGGAGTATCTTAACCCACAGACTAATGGATCATGGTCTGGGTTGTGGGTATTCAACGAGGTAGACAACGGTACGTTTGATGAGATGCCTGTGTCTATGTCCTATCTACGGGGGAAGTACGGTGCTAACTCTTGACGAGATACTTGAGCGGATAGCTAAACGCTACGATGAAGTGACAATCATGGAGGCGTTAGAGATTACGTCTGAAGAGTTGGTTGAGCGGTTCGCTGATAAGGTGGACACTAACAGTTGGAAGTTTGACCTAGAGGAAGAAGATGTCTATTAACGATGCAACACCAAAGCAATGGGACACAGCGGTAGGTAAGCTGTATCATCCTCAAGACAGCCATAACCCTGTGACTCAACCCGATCACTACAACAAGGGAGCTATCGAAGCTATTGAAGCTATCAAGGCATCTATGCACCCGCAGGAGTACAAAGGTTATCTCAAGGGTAACTGCCTGAAGTACCTTTGGAGGTACGAGTACAAGAATGGAGTAGAGGATCTCCGTAAGGCTCGTGTCTACCTTGAGTGGCTCATCAAGGAAGTTGCTTTATGAAGATAGTAGAAGGTAGGTTTGGAAAGAAAGAAGAAACAAGTATTAAAACATCTGAGTTTCTAGCAGCCCTAGCGATGCGTAGCAAGGAGTATGAAGACGAAGATAAACCAGTTAAGTGTGTTGTTGTGATGTATGAAGACGGAGAATTATTTGAAGTCACAGCCACCGAACAATACCCTGATGGTGTATACTTGCTTCTTGGATTGGCACAGGCCGCAATAGTAAACGAAACGTTGGGAATAACTTAGTGAATGGAAAGCCCTTGCATAAAGCTTTGTAAGCTAGTCAACGGTAAATGTGCAGGATGCCACCGAACACAGGAAGAGATAGCTAAGTGGACACAGTACACACATAAAGAAAGGAGTACCATACTTGGACGCATATCAACAATACATACACAAGAGCCGATACGCACGATACCTACCAGAAGAAAACCGTAGGGAAACGTGGGAAGAAACAGTCAACCGATACCTTAACTTCTGGGTAGACAAGGGACACCTCAACGACTTTGACGTATCAGAGTTGTTCAAAGCTATTCACGATCTGGAAGTAATGCCCTCTATGCGAGCGTTGATGACAGCAGGTGAGGCACTGGATCGTGACAACGTAGCAGGGTTTAACTGTAGCTACCTACCTATTGACCACCCCAAAGCATTCGATGAGATGATGTACGTCCTCATGTGCGGCACAGGTGTAGGCTTCAGCGTAGAACGGCAGTACATAACTAAACTACCAGAAGTAGCGGAGACATTCCATGCAACCGACACAGTTATTAATGTTGCAGATTCGAAGATCGGATGGGCGAAATCGTTTAGGGAATTGGTATCACTGCTGTACTCAGGTCAGATTCCCCAATGGGACGTTAGCAGAGTTAGACCTGCAGGTTCCACGCTCAAGACTTTCGGAGGTCGTGCAAGTGGTGCTGAACCTCTCGTCGATCTATTCCGATTCACAGTTGAACTCTTTCAAGGAGCTTCTGGACGAAAGCTTACATCCATTGAATGCCACGATCTTTGCTGCAAGATTGCTCAAATCGTCGTCGTTGGAGGAGTCAGACGAAGCGCCCTCATTAGTCTCAGCAACCTCACAGATGACCGCATCCGACGATGTAAGTCAGGACAATGGTGGGTAGACAATCCTCAACGTGGGCTGTCTAATAACTCAGCGTGTTACACAGAGAAGCCTGACTTTGAAGCTTTCTTGAACGAAT